GATCTCTGAACCCTCCAAGTACGGATCCTCATCTAAGGTCTTAGTGCCGTCCCGTGACTTCACCTTCAGTCCCTGTCTTCGTGACCGGGCGGTGAGTTCCAGCAGCGTACTCATCATAAGATTATGCTTGGGATATAAATCTCTAGTAGAGCGGAACACACTCTCGCCCATATCCGCTATGGTATCTACAATAGTAGTATTATTCAGTCCCATGATCAGTGGATTGGCACCGACAGGCCCGATAAATACAGGAACCTGATCGGCTCCATGCTTCATCTGCTTCTTGGCAATCTTATACTGCGGGTTATTGGTATCACCGTTGTGGATAACAATCGTGTTCATCTCCTTATCATAGAAGTCGTACACGAAAGATCCGTCTGCATGCTGCGGCGCATCCCAGTCAACCTTCACATTATACTGTGCAAAGATCTGATCCTTGGTTTTAATCATCTTATGGCAGGCCCAGTCTAGTCCTTCAGGACCAAGACCCCAGTAAGTATGAAGCGGATCCCACGGCGTGACATCCACATAAGTAGATCCATCATCGCGCTTGGCAAGTAATGCCCGTCCTGCGTACCAGCCCCGTATAACGGTGTACCAGGCAAGCTGATCCCTAAGATTAGGCATCATCAGAGAGCACAGACGCTCGTCTGCTGATCTGAGTATGCCAATCAGGAACCGTTCCTTCTGGTCATTCTTGTCGCGGAGTTCTTCGTCAGCCCCGTCATGGGGTATTCTGACGGTCATGTCTGCGCTTGCAATCCAGCCCATCACCTTATCGGCAAATGTCTGGGGTTCATTAGACGTATAACTCTGGTAGCCCTCGCCTGCATCGTAAGGACTAAGCCTGTATAAGGCGTGGTCTTCTTCCATGCGGTCCCGCAACGGCTCCGTGGCCTCGTAGTGTCCTTCAACCAGTGATATGATGTCTTCGGGTTTTCTGCGTGCCATTTACACCCACCGTTTCACAGAGATTTTGTTCCTGTGTTCTATATACCCATAGCCAAATCGGTCTACCAAGCCATATATCAAGGCTTTCACTCCGTGGTTGTTCTTATCTTCGGGCGTATCACCTACTATATTACCATCACGGTCAACTTTCCATCTATAGGCCCGTGTTTGCCCGTCGATGGGAGACGCAACGGAACCAAACTCAGACAGTACGCCCTTACACTTTGGCGAGAATGCTATCCGCGGAGAGTGGGTCTTAGAATCTATCTTCAGCCACCCTTTAAGCCGTTCTGTTCCCTCATTAATCCTGATTTTCTGGCTCGACAGGTACAGCCCGGTCTGATCCAGCCACACCTCGGTAGGCGCAGCCATTGCCTGGTGCTGTGTTCCTGCTATATCTATAACTCCGAAGTTAACATCCTTCCACCACTGTCTGCTCCGTGCTATATCTATAATCTCGTCCGTCACAAGTCCCTGTTCATATATCTCATCAATAACACAGATCTGTTCTCCTCTGACCTGCACGACTTCGACGGCGTATGCTCCTGCGTATCCCGGGTCCATCCACAGGTGGACGGGTGTTCCTGGGTCGTATTCAAGTTCGCTGATATGCATATCGGGTCGAAACTCCGGAAATACAAGTCCACGAGGTGGTGAAGGCTTGCCCTCAATGCGTTCCATAAAGAAGTCATCGCTTGATGCCTCCTTGAGTTTCAGAATCTCAGGATCGGTTGAGCCGCCTGGGTAAAGATGTGTGTTGGTATAGCTGGGCAGCGAGAAGGCTCTTGCCTCAGGTTCGGCCCCTGATGCCCATGCAGTATACATCTGGGGGTACCATCCAAGCGACCCTTCAAATGTACCGCCCAGAAACATCCATCCCCTCTTCGGCGCACATCTGCCTCGCAGCCTGAAGAATGTTTCCATATCAAGCTGAGACGCTTCGCATCCAATAATACCATCCGGGGCACGCATAGCAAGAGTCCTTGGATCCTTAGCGGACTTCGTCTCTATAAGCGTGCCGTCCACGAGTGTAATATGTCCGGGGTCTACACGTTTAGAAACCTCTTTAAGCACGCCAAGTTTAGCAAAGTCCTCTGCAAGGTAAGTAAACTCAGCCCGTGTTCTTTCGTAGTCTGCGGCGACGAGCCAGTAAAGCCCTCTGCCCTCCGTCTCCAGAAACCTGGCCAGCAGATACTTGGCCGCTATCATGCTCTTACCTGCCTGCTCCCCACCCGCTACGAGGTTAAAACGGTACGGCGATGCAAGTATGATCTCCTGCGCAGGAGTCGGCGTAAAGTCCACTCTGCTATACAGGTACGACGTTAAGCTCTCCCGGTTTATCGCAGTAGTCATTCACCTGCCTCGTTATTCCATAACGTAATAAACTCAGGTGTGCCCTCACCCATCCAGGCCCCTATAACATTGAACTCAAAATACTCTACCGCCATAGTATACGGATCATCATCTTCATCGTCCGATGTCATTTGCTCTGCGAGGATCTCAATACACTTATCCTTATCGTACACCACTATGGGTTCTCGCCCAATTCTCTCGCTAATCCCCACAATTGCATCCTCAAAACCGTCTGCCAGCAACGCTTCCTCATTCCATTCTGATACCCATTCCTTAATCCTGTCTATAGTAGTCATCTTTTCCTTCCTACCTTATCCTGTTTTCTAGCCTTCTTACGGGCTTTCTTCATGGCCTTAATTGACTTCGGCTTCGCCATTCTGCTTCCTCTTTAGAATCTCGTCTATCTGCTGGTCCACAGGAGTCTCAAAGTTCTTGGATGCCTGCGCCAGCTCCTTCGGATGCTCCCTCGCAGCCTTACGCCATTCCTTAAGCAGATCCCGCGCAACCTCATCCTGAACAATCGCAGCCGGACGGTACTTATTAGGTAGGTTAGCATTCAAAAGCGTAATTGCCAAGATGGGAACCTTCTTAACAGCTTCAGGGTCCATGACAATTCCGACAATAACTTCCTCCAGTCCCTCGGCAAACTCCTGCCGTGCATCCAGCACCCGCTCAGGAAACAGGGGGTCGTTAGCCATCCAGTCTTCATATGTTGACCGCACCACACCTGACTTCCGTAACCCATTAAGAATAGTACCCTTCTCCTTCAAACCCTTCAGAAAGTTGTCCTGGTTAGTCCGCATCTTCTGACGCTTTACGGACAGCTCCGCTAAACTCTTCTTCGTCTCATCATCATATTCATGCGGGATTCTTTTCCTTGTCACCGAACACCTCCGTTACTATATCTATTACTTTACTAATTACTTTACTTTACTACCCCCCTTAAGGGGGGTATGTAGTAAAGTAAAGTAATTAGATACTTATATAAACTTTACTTTACCCTACTTTACCAAACTTTACCAAGTAAAGTAGCTCGTCTCAGGCACAAAGTAGTAAACTTTACCGGAATCTTACTTCATGTTACCCAGTAAAGTAAAGTAACCGGGATCCTTTGTCAACGGAAGCCTTTAACAGCAGCAAATTGTCGAGGGTATCCCTACCATATCTCTTATTCTCTCAAGCCATACCCCCTCAATACACACTAACACAGCCTCCAGACGACAGTCGCAAGCTCCTGTCGCTGTCGGCCGTTGCAAGGTTTTTGGGTTCTGCGCACTTGCGCCTAGATCCTTAAGCACCATGTTTCCCGCCGGGATCATTGGCGTTTAGTTTTGGTTGCTGATACTTGATGCTGTGCATGGCTTCACGATACAGCGACTGGATATAGTATCTGGATATAGTATCTGTGTTAGATTCTTTTATATCTGTGTCACGCCATTGCAAACATCCAACACAATACCCACCACTCACCCCATCACGCTACCATATACGCCACTGTTGTAATATGCCTAGGCTATAGCTATTGTTCAAGGTGTTGACATGTGGTTCATGATATGGTATCTTGTCTACGTTGCAACTCTGGTTCATGTCAGTGGACACAGAGCCACGATGCCAGATAGCAACAACAGGAACCCGGGACATTAACACTATAGGAAAGGGGGATAGCAACATGAGTCTACACAGTGATAAGCATTTCCGCATCCAAGCCGAAAGACTACGACTTCGCAAAGTAGCCGAACCATATCATCAATTAGGCTTTCCGCGTAATGCTGAGCCTGCGCAGGCATTCGGAAAATACGCAGGCCGTGAGTCGTGGCATATAGCGCATAGATCAGCTAAATACTATGCCACGCGATCTGTAGACATAAAACCAAAAAACTAGCCTAGCCTAGACAATTTAATATATTGGGTATGCCTACCAATTAAATACAGTTACAGGCGTTGATATGGATAGTATCAACGCGCCCAAAATTACAACACAAATACAAATTTAGGAAGTGAGACAATGGCAAATACCAATGGAACCAAAACACGTAAGGCACAAGGCACGACAAAAGCACAGGCAAAACGCGACAACAGGCACGCCAAAATTAAAGCCAATGGAAAAGCCAAGCAACACATACGCCACACGTATAGTTGGGACGTGGCGTGATGAAACTATTAACAATCGATAACGACCCGAAAACGTCAAAGGGCAGGAAATTCGGCTATCTCACAGGCGTACAATACCTGGCACCCGAACAGCTAGCAAGTGAAGCACTAGGCCAATTGGTTAACTTGTGTCCATTCGCTTCATTGGGCTGTGTTGGTGGATGCCTGAACACTGCTGGTCGTGGAGTATTCAACGATGTACAACAGGCTAGAATCAATCGCACTGTGTTGTACTTCAACGATCGTGCAACCTATTGGGTAAAACTAATCAAGGAAATTAAAGCTTTAGAGCGTAAGGCAAAACGTGAAAACTTAACTCCTGTGGTTAGGCCAAATGGCACTAGTGATATTAAATGGGAATCAACGCCTGTGGTAATCGATGGTATAAAGATTGCTAATAACATAATGGAACTATTCCCCAATGTGCAATTTATGGATTATACAAAATGGCCATATCACAAGCGACCGACTCACTCATTGCCTAGCAATTACGATCTAACATTCTCACGTTCAGAATCAAACGAAATTGAAGCTTTAGAAAACTTGGCGAATGATAGGCGTGTTGCTGTAGTGTTTAGCAGTAAGAAAGACGATCCAATACCAGAGATATATACGATTAAAGCAGATAACCAATTCGTGCCAATTCCAGTAGTCAACGGCGATATATCTGATCTCAGATTCCTTGATCCCACAGGCGTGATCATACACCT